GAGAGAAGTATTATCTACAGTCTCTTCTGGTTTTAGTTCTATTCTTGCATCTGAAAAAATTGTATCACCAGCTGATGCACTATAAGAATAAACTTTATCTGTAAGACGAGAATCTAATAATTTTTTATCACCAACGCTAAGTGAGATTTCGTTGGTCTTTTGTCTTAATTCTTCAACAGAATTATTTCTTAGAATTCGTGTTTCGTTATTTGCTGCCATTATTTTTTACCTAGATTTTTAACTAATTTTTTTAGTTCTTCAATATCTTTTTTCATTGTTTGTAGTTCATCATCTTTCTCTCGAACTATTGCCATTTGTTCTCTTCGATGCATTAGCCCAGTTGTATTAGTATTTATAACTGCTCCACTATCCAAATCCTTTTCTAAATCAGGATTATTTTCTACTTTTGCTGTTTTCTTTCTTGCCATGTTATGTTGCCGCTATTGCTCTAAAGTCTTTTAATAAAGGTACTCTAGATGAGTTAGTTGAGTTAAGTACTATCTTAAATTGCATCGTACCAAAACTTACATTTGCTCCTAATGGGTCAATGTCATATTCTGCCTCTGCAAATATTCCTGGATTATCATTAAATGTAATTACATCTACTGGACTAGCTTCTGTAAATGGAACATCGTTTAATTCATTGTAGTCTACTCCACCAACTCTAACTGTACCATCCCCTTGTAATACTCTGTAGTATAATCTTACACTTGCTGCTGTCGGTAGGTTAACAGATAAGAATGCTTTAATGACATCAGCTTCATCTGATAAGTCTACTCTTTTAGTTATATATCTAGCAACTGCATCACCACCTGATGCAACAGAACCTTCGTTTGAATTAGTATTCGATATTCTATTTTGTATACTAACTACTGAGCATCTATTTAAATCTATAACTGGAGATAAATGTGACTTAGTTGAAGTCATACGACATCTAAGTACAAATGATTTTCCACCAGATCCAAGTGTAGATGTTTCTTGTGCATCGTGTGCTATTGCTCTTGGCGATGAAAAGATAACATTTTTATTTGGTAATACTTCAAATTCTGTTCCTGCAGAATACGATCCTCCTTGACCTGCAGTAGTTGTATTCATAATAGTAGCAAAGAATCGTAAATCTGTATTTGGAAATTTAAGATGTTCTGCATAGAGATTCATAACATCCATGTGTCTATTTTCTTGGGTAACTACTGCTGTTCCTCCACCAGGACCAACACCAGTTGTTGCATTGTCATTTGAAACATCTGAATTAGCTGCTGTAATTGTATAAGTGTCATGTGTTATATTTGCAATTGCATGACTCCCATTTATATTAGCAGCTGCAATACCATTAATTGCTGTGGCTCCTGAAATAGTAATTGTCGATCCAGCATACATTCCGTGGTTAGGATGTCTAACTGTAATCACTCCACTATTTTGTGTTGTAGTAAGTGGATTACCTGGTAATGTTCTATTTGGAATCGTATCGTTAACTAAAGTAATTTCTGAATGAGTTGATATATCAAAATCTGCTCTTTTCATAGTAAACTTAAGATCTTTAGATTGTTCTGGAGTCCAAGTAGATGCGTTAGCTGAACTAAAGAAGACACCGTTGTATGGTTGTTTCGTGATTCTTTGTGAAGTGTTTGTAACATCAAATGCACCCATTTCTGAAATCCAAACATTGTAATCATCACATTGTGATATAAGAACAACCGCGTATTCTTTATCTTGTGATAAGTAAACTGGAAAATCAAAAGCAAAGTTTGTTGCTGAAGATGCATTAGCTGAAACGTTAACTGAACCTGGTGCTAATACTTTTCTCGAACCTGGAACTACTCTTTGTGTTGGATGTCCATCTTTCATTTCACGAATTTCTAACCTAACTGGAACGTTTTCAGCATTTTTGCTTTGGAAGAATATATCTACTGATGAAATAAATACTCCTCCTTCTTCTTGGATTAAGAATGATTCTGCAACTGGATCAATCCATCTAACAGTTTCATGAGATGTTACATCTGTATCTACTACCGTTCTTGCATCGTTTAATTCTGTTGTTGATATTACAGGTAATTTAGTAGATGTAATTGTATTTTGTCTGGATTCTAATAATCCACTTGCTGCATATTGTGCATCTGCGGATGTTTTTTCTAATGTTTTATTATTTGCTGAGTTATCTGTTAATCTAAATTCTCTGGTACCAGTTTTAAATTTCAGAGTTGAGTTATGTGGTACAATAAATGAACCCGTGCATTCTCCGTTTGCATTAGTTGTTAAAGTTCCACTAGAACTATCTGGGTGAGATGTAGCATTTTTATGTTCTACAACAGAACTTCTAGATGAAAATTCTACAAATGATTTTTGTTTACAGAATGTTGTAATGTCTGTACCATCAAAGAATGCAAATAGTTTAGTATTCGGTTTCATTTGTTGAGCTTTAAAGAATACCTCTCTCGATCTTATAAACGGTGCAAAGTTAATCTCTACGACTCTTTCACCGCTTTCTCTAGTAATTGTATCAGAACTTAAATCAGTTCTTAATCCTGATCTTCCTTGATTTTGGGTTGTTGTAGTTGTAGTAGTCGTTGTAGTTGTTTCGCGAATTCTTCTACCTACTCTTTCCCGTACTGAAGAAGATTGTTCTGATATATCTACACCAGTCCAGTTTGTTTCCCATTCGTTCCAAACTGTACCTAATATTCCTTGTTCTTCTGCATTCTTTTTAAATTGGTCAAATTGTGCAGTATCGTCAATAAGTATAGACGGTCTTGTATCAACATCTTTCCACTCATCACTATCTGGTGAAAGTTCTAATATACCTGTCCAATCAAATACGTTGTACGGGTTTACGTTTACGAATTGTGATGCGTACGGTTGTACAATAAAATCGACTTCAGGTGTTGAAGCTCTTTTCATTGTTGCTTGAGAACCATTAATAACTACTGTTCCTGAATCACCAGATTTACGAATTAAATTTGTACTTCTTTCATCATATTGCGGTCTTGCAGTTCCAGTAGCTTTATCCATTGCAATATTATAATCTGGATTTCCTGAGTCACCAATCTGATGTCCTCTAAATGAATCTACTAAGAATCCATTTTTAAATCTAGATAATCCTGAACTATCTACAATGTGTGCATCAGCTGCATTTTGTTCTAATAGTGAAAGAGATACATAATATTCTAAATTCTTAACACGTTTTTCTATATCACCAATATCACGCATTGTAAATCTTTTATTGTCAACAATAACTGGTCTTATATCATCTAAAGTATAAACGTAAGGACTTAAATGTAAATCATAAACCCCCATAGAATCATCTGGGGTTTTAGGTGCTTTAGGTTTATCTGCTGGTACACCTTTTTCTATTTTATATTCACCTAATTTATTTACATATAACTTATCTATTCTAGGCATGTAATAAGTTATTTCTGAAGTAACTGTATGATTTGTATTTGGTGCTTGAGAAACTGATGCCCCAGTCGAAGAAAAGTCTGTTCCATTATCAGCAATTCTTGGTCTAAAGTCAATACAATCCCTTAGCTCAACTTCACCATCTCTTGAAGAAGTAAATGTACCAATGGATGCATAATCGTCTGGTGGATATGAATCTGCTGTAATATAATTACCAGCACCGTGTGTGTAAAAATCATGGTTAACTGTTATAGTACCAGGTATAGCACTGAATCCTGGTTTTAAATTTAATTTAGAAATGTCATAGAAAGTATCCCTTTGACCATTATCTAGAGTAAATTGGTTTGTAACATCTACACCGTTAGAATCTGTAATAGAATTAATCTTAATTACATCTGCTTTTCCTAGTAAGATAGAATTACCAGTCATGGTAAATCCTTGTGATTGATTACTTAATCTTGTTTTTGTTTTCTCATCTACATTTTTTTGTACTGTTGCAACTAACTCACAAGCTGCTCCGCTCGGTACACCATTTATTTTTAAAACTGTTGTTGTACTTGACCCATCGACTGTATATGTATTTGATCCTCCTGAAACACCATTTGTTAAAAGTGTTTGACCCCCAACTGGTGATAATACATTGTTCGATGTATCAACAAATGTTGGTCCACCAGATAATGTAAATGTAACTTGTGTTCCAGAAGCAGTTGCTTTAAAATGTTCTCGAATACGAATAATATTATCTGTAGTTTGTTGTCCTGATTGATTTAATGTTTTAATCGCATCAAATGGTAATTTGTAAACTAAAGAACTATTACCAACATCTTCTAATATTGCTTGTCCACCAACAGTAGTTATTGTAGCTGCAAATGCTTGTGTTGCAGGTGAGCCAGAATCTGTTTGTGCTACACTTCTAACATTGTTAAAAGTATTTGTACTTGTCATGTTTATATCAAACAAATATAATTTACCATAAGAATTATTTGCAAGAATATCTAATCCTCTTGCTCTTGCAGTACCAATTGTTGCACCACCTGTGTTTTTAAGATCAAGTGTTCTGTATGTATCAATGTCTGGTAAACCAGCTAGACCACTTAATGCTACTCGAACAAAAGCCCCTAATTTAACTTGTGTTGCTGCGTAGTTAACATTATTTGTTGCATCAGTTCCTCTTGGTTTTTCTGTTTCAACGTATTGTGTAGAAAAATGTTCGTTCCTAAATCCTTTTACATAAGCAACTGCTGGTTCTACACCAACTGCTAATTTATCTGCCGATCCACCATTTCCAGATGTAAGTAATCCACCATTACCTGCTTCATCATCTAAGTGTTCACGTATATTTAACTCGATTGGTTGTACGCTGTAATCACCTGATTCTTCGAATGTTCTTGTAGCTAATCTTCTTCCTAAAGCTGCGTCGTTTGTTTTATCTGTTTTATCTAATTGTATTTTACCATCAATAATAGTTGCTAAAGGTACGTAATTATCTGTACTTCTTGAACCTAAAGACAAAGGTTCTTTTATGAGAGCAGTAGCTATCTTATAACGATCTGCACCAGGAGCAGCAAAGTTTGGAGTTCCAGTAGCGTTATCATTTAGTGTAGAATCTTGTGCTGTTCCTGCTAGTGTTTCTGTAACTGATAATCCTACAATATAATTTGGAGTGTTTGTATATTTGTCTAAGATTAAAGAACCACCTGGTACAAAAACAAAGTTACCAGCAATAAAATAAACACCAGCTTCAATATTAATCCTAGAACCAGTACCAGTTGGGGTACTTCCAGATGTTAATAATTTACCATGTCTAACTGTAGAAGATGTAGTATTTGAATCAGATGTAAATTCTTCTGCTGCGGTAAACGTATCCACTGTTCTATTTGTTCCACCTTTATTTTTATATACAATATAAAGTGTATTTGGATCTGATCCTGCTGCAGCTTCTACCGCGATAACTTCTGCTGTGACTTGGTTTCCACTATTACCTAATCCAGTAATTGTAGAACCAACAAATTCTGATAAATAAGTATCTGTATTAACTGCACCACCAACACTATGAGTAAAGGAAGATTCTATTTTAATAAAATCAAAAGTAACATCTAAACTAACTTTACCATCTACGACTCTTGAACCATCTTTAAAAGCATATCGACCATGGCGATCTATCTGAGCTTGTAGTGCAGTTTGTAACTGAGTTAATTCTCTAGCTTGTACTGCAACACCTGGTTTAAATAATATTCTTTGATAATTTTTACTTTCATCAAAGTCATCGAAGTACGGTGATATATTGTAGTTTTTTACTTTTGTTGTCATGTTTTTTACCTTCTAATAAATTAGAATTCAATAATTAATTTAATATCTTCAATCTGTGTTGCTGTTCTATTAATTGGTGTTCTATTTTCTAAGAAAAGCATTTGACCAGAATCTCTATCAACCTCCGGATTACCGACTGCGTTCGAGGATTCCAAAGCACCCGATGCACTTGAAATTTGACCTGTGATCGTTTCCCCGTTTTGGAAAGCTGTATATCCTGTTTTACTATTTTGTGCATAATAGATAAATCCGTTTGTAGTATCTATATCAACTGCAAAAGCTTGGGCTCCAGAAGTTCCACCAACTAATAGTTCATCAACCTGAAAACTAGTTAAAGAAACCCCAGATGCAAAATCTAAATATTTCATAGCTTTTAATGTAGCTGCTGTAGATGTAGTTGTTGTTCCAAAATTAACTGGATTTTTAACTAACGATATTTGTCTAAAATCATTTCCAACTGTTAAGTCCGAACCAGATCCACCTGCACCTGTTAGTTGTGTATTAATCCCAATAAAGAATGCTCCTAGCTCTGAAATAGGATCGACACCATGTCCTTTTCCAGGAGCAAGAGTTGCATTAGCTACTGCTGATGATCCACCACCGCCAGAGAAAGTGACTTTTGCAAAAGTATAACCTGATCCTTTATTGTTAATAGTTACAGATGTAACTTGATTACTAGATACAACCGCTGTTGCTGTTGCTCCTGTTCCATCACCAGTAATTGTTACAGTTGGAACGCCTGAATATCCAGATCCATTATTGCTAACTTCTATTCTTTCAATACCTCCTGCGTTCGCGTGGTCGCGTGAAGCTTTTTGGTTTAGATATTGCGCATAATCTCCTTCACTTAAAGCTGCTTGTGCATCTGAATCTGAAGCATATGCAAGAGATACTGTTTTAACTGGCATGTATGATGTTGTAAGGAATTTTTCTGAATCAGTTACCTGTACGGTATACATATATTTCCATACATATCCATCTGATTCTGCTGTTGGAACTGTTAAAGTTTGTGTAGGTTGTACTGTAGAACCTGATGCTCCTGCAACGATACATTTATAAGTTTTAAATTCTGCTGTAATAATGTAGAACTCTTTATCAAAAATAGCTCCATCATTACTATCCCAAGCTACGTAACTTCTACCAGAAGTCCAAGTGTATCTTGGTACTACGTGAGATATATCTGTTGCATTTACCTTTTGCATAGCCATAAAATTGGCTCTTGCTTCTCCAATATCATCTATATGATCGTTTGGTGGGAATTCCCCCGCAATGTTTGTTGAATCTGTCGTATCTGATGTTGTTAAAGACCAGACATCGGATTTACCAATAGCTACATATACGCTAGCTCCCGCTACGTCTTCTTTAAAATTCTCAGCGTTTACGACCCTAAAGTCTGATGTGACTATTGCTGTCATTTTACTATCCTCTTATATTACTTCTTCGTGTACAAAAGTGCCCACGTTATATCTATTTATACTAGTTGAACTAATGTTTTGCAGTTGTATTGCGCCAAATTGCTCAATTCTATTGTTGTTATTAAAAATTCTTTGTTTATCAAAGGGTGCTTTTTGTTCAAATGGATTAGTTTCATCTAATGTACCACTTAAATTATCTTTATGATTCATTAATATAATTAATATTGACTCGTGATCTTTTGCCCTTTGTTCATTATTAACCTGACTTCCTATTCTTACCCCAGGATCTACAACATATCCATTACCTGCATTTGTTATAGTAGAACCTGTTATTTCACCATCAGCATTTAAATTTAAAGTAGCCGTAGCAGTTACGTTAGATCCTAATGGATTACCATCTGCATCTACTGATGTTGGTGCTTCAAAAACTAAATTTGGAGCTGAATCATATCTTTTTTTAGCAGCCAATCCAGTAGTATTTATAGCTGCTAATTTACCTACATTAGGATTAGCAGCTGCAGAAATAGCTATATTTGCAAATCCAGATCCTGCACTATTAATAGTAATATTATCTACATCTATTTGACCATCAGATGTTATTCCGATAGTAATAGATGGATTAACTATTGATTGTCCTGATATTGCAGTACCATTAATTGTAAGAGCTGGGGCGGAAGCATATCCAAACCCAGGTTCTCCAACTGTTAATGCTGATAATTGTCCTGATGCATTTAAAGTTGCAGAAAATGTTGCTGACTTATGTATTTTAGCTTCGACCTTTGGTAAGAAAGAAGATACAAATGCTTCTACCAATAAAGGTAAATCTTCAATACCAATTGCACCAGGTTGTCTGATTGGCATTGCAGAATTTAAATCTCTTGTTACTCCTGCGATCGCAGGTAGTTGTTTTCTAAATGCTGTGACCCCAGTACTAACTAAATTAAGTAATATTAAAATTTCACCAAAGAAAATAAATCCAGCTGGATGTACTAACTTATCGTAAACATCTTTCCAATCAGATACGTTTTTACCTGTTTTAATTAAGTAACTAAACTTTTGGAATCTAAAACTATCTTGTAACTTTATTCTATCGGATAAAAATCCTTTGTTATCTAAATATCTGTTTTGATTAGTATCGTAGTTTCCAGATGAAGGTATAAGAGTTTTATCAAATGGTCTTTCTATAACAACTTCTTCATTAAATAACAATCTAAAAAATATTTCAACTGATTCGTTATTACCTCTTACTTTATAAAAGTCTAATATTTGTTTATAAAGATTTCTTTTATTAACTGTTACGTTTCTTGGAATAGATGCTGCAATTTCTTTTTGCATTAACTCTAAATAGTTTAAAGAGTTTTGGTCTATGTCTAATGCACCTTCTATCGAACTCATGACATTCGATGGTCCTGGGCCTACATATTTTTTAACAATTGTTGTCAATGTACAAGATTTATTATTTTCAGACGATAGTCCAGTCACGGTAAATGTTTTACCAACCTCAGTTGCTATATTAGCTAAAGATCCTGGTAAATCATTTCCATTTGTTATTGCAACATTAATATCATTTAGTGGAACATTCGAAGTTGTTCCATCTAGATTCTGAACAACTAATGTTGAACTAGCACCAGTTGGATCTACAAAAAATTCGTTGTTGTCGTTTTCCGGGTCTGATATTCGAAACTGTGCTTGGCCGCTAAGTATAACATCTGTAAATGTTTTTGTTTCTTGATATATAAATTCGTCTAAATTTAAAAATGTATAATAAGCTTTTAATAAACTATCCAGCATCGGAGCATCTTCCAAGATGTGTGCTGGTAAAAGCTGTGAATATCTAATATCTTCTTTTGTTTTCTTCTTTGTAGAATTAGAAGATTCTACGTATCCTGGTGAAGATTTTTCCGTATATGTTGGCATTATTTAAATCTAGATGTTGTTGTGTAATTAATAGAACCAGTAGAACCACTAACTGCAATTGTATCTACCTCTGGAATAATCGTTACTCTTAAATCGTCAATCGATAATAGTTGATCTCTTTTTGGTGCTAAGTCTAATGAATTAGGCGTTAATGTTAATCTAATAGAATCAGTAGTGTCCGGTTGAAAACTATTTAATTTAACTTTACCATTTACTATATCAACTTCTCCTGCATTGTCAATAACAGTTACGTTTGACCCAGAAACTATTTTATATACTATAACTTGTCTATTAGTAGAACCACTTATTGGTTTATCCCCAAAGAAACAATCGTCATTGTTTATTTTAAACGATGTACTATTTAAAACAAATGTTGTTGAATCTCCAGATTGAAAGAAAGGAGATGTAAAAGATAAATCAAAATTATTTAAAGCGTTGTTAACAGGAGTAATATTTTGGAACATACGAGGACGAATCGAACTGTTTAAAATAGAAGGATCTGAATTATCTATTTTTCTTAATAGCTCTGAATGTCTAAATACCCCATCAAATTTATTTAAGTTATTAAAATTATAATCTTTAATAGTATCTCTAACAACAGTTTGTAAATCTGTAGAACTTCTATCTGTTAAGTTTGGATTGTATTTAAAAAATACATCTAATTCTAAAAATGTAAAGTTAGGATCCACGATCTCTGGCGTAATAGAAACTACATTTTTACCTTTTAATATAACTCCAGTTATTTCTTGTTTTTCTTCTTCAGTTAAAGTTTGGGATAATAAAGGCTTAATTGCGATGTATGCTCTTCCATATTCTGGCGGGTCTTGGTCTTCACCTCCCCAGGTAGCAATTGAATCTATATTCGAAAATGATTTTTTAATAATAGCTGCGTAATCATCTGCAGTCACCGCTCTGTTTTGCGAAGTAAATGTAAGTGGTGCATTAAATCTAATACTTTCAGATGTTTCTTGGTCAACACCACCAGAGGATAGAGCTTTTGTTGTAACAGAAATACTAGAAAATCCTCCAACATTATCAACCATACTAAATCCAGTCACAGAGTTAACTGCTCCACCAGATCCATTTGAATCTTTTCCTTTTGTTGTAACATAATCTACAGTGACAATATTATTATTTACTGGTTTAAATCCTGTGACTCCATCACCAAAATATATTTCAAAATATTCATTTGAATTTTGTTGAAGATAATACACTTTTGTTTCTGCATTAACAGCCGAAAGACTTTCAAATTTTGTGTAAATATCAAATGCTGTGCTTTCTTCGTTTTCTTGTACACGAACACGCAATGTAGAAGTATCTGCTGCATCTGATGTTAATTGAAACTTTTGGTTTTCTATATCGTTATCAACTCTATACTTTATTTCCCTAAAAGTTCCTTCGCATATAGTTACATTTGGAAAAGTAAAAGCATTTCCTGAAATAAGTGCTGTGTGATTATCTAAAACTACATATTGAAATTCTTCACCACCTAATAAAGCTTTTAATTTAGTTCCTCTTGGAAGTGTAAGAGTGCTAGGAATAGTTCCTGATTCACCAGCAACATTTACAACTAAATCAATTGTTGCTCTTGGTGATAATACTGAACGTGGAACATAACCTAATAGTTTTGCTCTTGTAACTACATTACCTCTTATTTGTGCAGAATCTAAAAATGCTTCGTTTAAAGCAAAGTGTGCGTTCATTGCATTATAGTGTGTATTATATGCTAGAACATCTAGTAATACACTCATGCCAGAACCATCGAAATCATAATCGTTAAATTCTGTTTGTTGTTTTAAAAATGCTTTTAGATTGTCTTTTATATCTGCAAAATCTAACTCAGTAACTTTTAAATTTGTAGCCATTATCGTAACCTTCTTAATACTATTTCAACAGTATCATTACTGTCGTATTCTTTTATTTTAAACTTAACCAGTATTCTATAAGCATTCTCATCTGGTAAATCCTTTATATCAATATCTTGAACTATGATTCTCGGTTCATGGTTATTTAAAACGTTTGATATATTTTCTCTTAATGCAATCTTTGTTAAAGTATCTGCAGGCTCAAATAATAAACCTCTTAAGTTAGCACCAAGAAAAGGTTGAAAAGGTCTTTCATTTGCATTCGTGATTAAAAGGTTTTTAACGGCATTCTTTACCGCATTATCATCTTTTAATACGTTTAGATCTTTTCTTATTGGATGTATTCCTAATTTTAGGTCTAAATCTCTATGACCTTTCTTACGTGATACGACCTTAGCTCGAGAAAGATCTCCTGATATGCTTTTATCTGATTGTATTAATGTTGAAGCCATGTCTTTATTTATACGAATTAATTAGGAGAACCGGTATTTCCTCCTGAATCTCCTGGATGTGTATGTGATGCTAATGTTGCGCCACTATCTGTTATTGTTCCTTGAGCTACAATTGTTTTATCGTTTGTTTGTTCTTCTGTAACGTGTAGTTTTCCTGTAATAGTTGTATTACCATCTATTGTAACTATATCATTAATAGCATTTACATGTACTCCACCATCTTTATCAATTAATAAGGTTGTTCCACTTTTATGTTTAACGTTTATTCTTTCTTCACCAGATGTGTTATCTAATTCTATTAAATGTCCGCCAACAGTTTTTGTTACTTGATTTGCATTTGCACTATCTACTTCAGTTGGAACATCAGATGTTCCTGCTTTGTTTCCATAAGTACCAGAAAATCCTAAAGAAGTATCTCTTGCTGTCTCTGTAAAAGACATAATACTTCCTAGTATAATAGGATCTTGCGCACTTGGACCATCACGAAAGAATCCAACCACCCAAGAGCCAGATAATAATTGATGATTTTGACCTATACCTTCTACACTTGGAGAAGTACTTGGCATCATAACTGTGGCAAATGGAAGATCTTCTACTTTAACTTCTGCTTTATCGTCTGTGTGATAACCAAAGCAACGTACTTTAACTCTATTTAGTTTCTTAGGATCGTTAGTATCTTCTACTACTCCTATAAACCAATCGAATTGGCCACCTACAAATTGATCGTCTTGTCTAAGCATTATTGTTCTAGTCCTTGTTCAACAGAATCTTTCTGCACTTTTAATTGCATTGTATAAGTTTCTGGTCCTATAAAATGATTTACCGAAGTAACTAAATAATTGTCACTTAAATATTTATCTAGTGGAACTGTTGGTTGGTCAATCTCTACCATATCTGAAGCTTTTATTATTTTTAATTTTATCTTCTTACCAACTGTCATCTCGAAATCCCCAGCTATTGAAAAACTGTGTGTCATAAAATTCATATTTGATAAGTGAGATTGGGCTTTCATTAAAGTTATATGATTTGGTTCATGATAATTTTTATGACTTGGATATGCATCGGTGTTCCTAGAAAGAAAATAGTGTTTACCCTCTTTTAAATCAGGCAATTTTCTATCTTTAAATTTTGTAAAATCAGTAAAAGGTTTCTTTTTATTTAATTTTGTTGAA